AGTGGCTCAAAGAACACTATAAAGATATGATCGATGCTAATGAAAGAGTAAGCCGGGCCGCGTCCAATGAAGCATTGGTCAAGTTTAATATTCTAAAGCACCTTGCAGGCTTTGGAAAGGTTAAAGCTTTTTGTGAGTGGGCCGATCGATTTATGGCCGAAACCGAAGATCAAAAGTTAGTTGTATATGTCGATCACTTAAATGTCTACGATGCAATTCGTGAGCGCTTCCCGCAATCTTGTGGAATCGTGGGAGGACAGCAAGAGGATGTTCGACAAAGAAATATCGACGACTTTCAAGAGAAGCCCGAGATAAGGTTAATGGTTGCAATGCTGACGGCTGGTGGAATTGGAATCACGTTAACCGCCGCTAGTCACTTAGCATTTTTGGAATTAGGATGGACACCTGCAATTCACGATCAGGCCGAAGCAAGAATTTGGGGCCGAGTTAATGATTTGCATGGCGCTTCAATCTATTGGTTCCTAGGTGAAAGAACAGTTGACACGCACGTTGCAAAATTAATTGACTCAAAGAGAGATATTGTATCTGCATCCACTCAAGGAGCAGACGCAGACCTGACAGCATTAATTCACACCGCAGCCCTTAACTTAATGCAAGAGCGTGAACAACAAGCAAAAACTACACTCACAGTTATCGATGGCGACCTGAACGATGAAGATGAGGAATAGGGTAATAGGATTGCTATCAATTATTTGGTTGGTAGCAATCCTTCCCTTCCACTTAAATCCTACATTGTCTTGGGGGAATGCCTGGGATAAGTCTTTAAAATTATTTAAAGGAAAATATGTTAATTAGATATTACAATTCTCATACGTACAGGCATGAACTTGAAATCGTTCATGATTCATTGGTTAAAGAAAGGGCGATTGAATTATTTAAAGCCCTACCTGGAATCAAGCAAATTTCCGTATTCAAAGAGTATGAGGTAATTCAAAGACCTACAAAGAAGCCTCGCAAAAATAAATATTACACTAGCACTCTTAATGCTGTAATTCCAGCACTTCGAAAAGGGGTTCCACTTCGAGAGGAGCAGGTAGATGAAATTGAGCGCCTTCTATTGGCGTTGCGCGCTGGAGGATGGTCAGGACTTTTACCCGCCGATCAAGTAGTAAAGGGAAAATAAAAGAAAATGCCTAAGTTAAAATCAATAACAATTACAATCAATGTTACTCAGCGAGACATTAAACGAGGAAAGCCCTTTAGTGGCAGGGAATGCCCGGTCGCACTTGCCCTACTGAGACACTTCAGAGATATAGACGTTGGAGTATATTCTTGTTCAGTTTTTCATGAATATAAATGGTTGCTGGTTAAATTTCCGCCCAAAGCATCAAAATTTATTCTTGATTTTGATGCTAATAAACACGTCGAGCCATTCCACTTTAATCTAAAGCTGGTGGATATGCTATGAACGAAGGGACTAAACCTATGCGAATTTACTTTAAGGGCGACCTTACGGCAGAATACAAAGACCGTCCAGTAATAGCGGAGCCGGAAACACCTGAAGCTTTAACAAACCTTGTCTCTTCTCTTGTTGATACTGACGAAAACAGAATCTATTACAACAGTCTTTTTCAGGGAATTCGCGGAGCCGTTTTGCACAGACCAGTTTTTGATTTAGATTTTCCATGTAGATTAGTAGAATCTTCTACGCCCGGTCATTTCCATTTATACATGGAAACTGAAGTTACATGGCTTGAATATCAGAATGTACTAACTGCAATGGTCGTGGCAGGAATATTAGAACCAGGATGGGTCGCGGCGGCGATTGCAAATCGTGCTGCTATGATTCGCAAACCCGAAGTTAGAAAGAAATTAAATGATTCATCCACCTACTAAAACTGCACTTAATGCAGATGACCATGTTTGTAATGTCTATTGCAAGAAAAATCGCCATGCAGACCTTGCAATGTGCAACACGCCCCTTTCTTTAAAAGAAGTTAAAGAATTTTGCGAATACATGCGTAACGATTTAGAGATTTTAAATGTGTCTGAGGCTCCCGAAGCTCCAGAGTACTCCATTTCGGGATATGGGCCCTTTAAATATCGCTGGCTTATTGTTTGGGAAAATAAAAGACCCTAGCGAATTGCTAAGGTCTTGAAGTGGGGGAGGAATTCTACTTTTCTTTCTTAGACTTTTTCTCTGACTCAGCGTCCCGAGGGTCGGCAATTTCGGGATTGTCAGAGTGTTTTATTGCATCGATTACTGAATGTGGGGTATTCGGCGGAAACGATTCGGCGAACTCTTTGTCGGTCTGTTCCTTAGCTTTAGTCATGTTCAAACCATACCACGACACAGGAGAAAATGTCAAGTGGAGAATAATTATCTTTGGGCAGTTGAAGTTACTGATCCTCCAACCGGAGAAAGAAAATGGGCGCGGCCTAGACGCTATATGGTCGTAGCCGCAGATATGGAGGAAGCTATATTTCTAACGAGAACTCATTATCCCGAAGTAACACTTATTAAGGTTTTACGCGATCAACACGTAGATGATGTTTTAATTCACGAAAGTCCGAAAATGAAACTTCCTAGTTGGACGCAATCAAAATGCGAAGATTGCGAGTCAGATTTGCCTGTCGTTGTTTTACATTCTGCCGCAGGGTACTACGTAGGACAGTGGTGCCAAAATGATGGACCGTATTCTCGCTTAAGCGAGGAATATTATTCAACCCAACAATTGGCAGAGTTAGCTCTTAAAAATAACACATTTACGATGAGGCAACATCCATGATTGATCATAAAACACAGAAATACAGTGGAGAAGAGCGTAGAGAAAACATTCTTAATTTTCTTCGTTATCGTGGACGAAACGGACTACCAACTCCTTCTATTCGAGAAATTGGCGAGGCTGTGGGATTATCTTCTTCTTCCACGGTTCACAGGCATCTTTTACAACTTCGAAGAGAAAACAAAGTGGACTTTCCCATGCGAATCTCCAGGGGAATTTCAATTGTCCGCACTTCGGAGGAAATTTGTACCTGTTGTAATGGAACCGGCTGGGCCTCAACAAGCGTTTCGTCACAGCTTCTAACCAGAGTTTATGTAACCGAAGGGGAATTTCTTAATAATGATTTTGAATTAATCGAGAAATATAAACATGTTCTATCTGGTGGACAATTTAATCCCAAAACTCAATATACAGTACGAGAAAACCTTAACGGAAAAGTCGTTTTTGAATTGGAGAAACAAATTAGTGAAAGAGAAAATAAATAGACGATTAACTCTTACAAAAAAAGATATCGAAAAAGCTATCCAAATACGTAATCGTGTTGATAAATCTAATAAACATCTTTTTTCAATGATTTCATATTGTCCAGTTTTTCAAGTATTAAAACGCGAGGGATTTAATCCAATATCTGTTTACTACGAGACGGCCTTGATTAAAAGTGAAGAAGAGAAAAACTCTATCCCAGCAAGATCAAATTTCCTTAGATTAGGAAAGAAAGCAAAAGAAATAACCACTCTTCAAAAGTGGCAATGGGATTATATTGTTACACCCGTTAGGTTTACCGTAAAAGAACTATGAAACTAACGCTCGAAGAGGCAATCGCAATTGCAAGTCGTGCCCATCTTGATCAAAAGGACAAGGGCGGGCACCCCTACATTCTTCACTGTCTCCGTGTAATGCTTCAAATGGAAACAGAAGAGGAAATGATAATCGCAGTTTTACATGATCTAATCGAAGATACTGGATGGGACTGGAAGGGCCTCACGGATATAGGGGCAAGTGGCAGAACTATCTACGCGCTAAAGCATTTAACAAGGCTTCGTGGGTATATGCCGCATACTAAAAATCCAAGTTACATTAACGAAACATACAAGGAATACATTGTCCGTCTCTCGGCTTTTAAACTAGCTCGTAAAATTAAAATTGCAGATTTGAAAGACAACCTGAACCTGAATCGACTACCCATTGGTGAAATTGAGAAATTTAAGAGTTTAATTGAACGGGAGAAATGGGCCTTGCAATATCTAGAAAACCTGGTATAATCAACTTGTTTCTCTCCGTGAGGATGGGGGGCGGCAGCTTTGGGAGGGCGTGAGCCCTGGCCGCCCCCTCAACCCTCTACGGTGCCCCGAGATCGACCCGGGCTAGACCTCTTGACAGATCAGCCTAACCCGGTGTACGGTCGCCGTGGCGCTCCCTGTGCCAAGCCGTCGCTTTTAGGGGAATTGGAATTAAAGTGCTGTCCAGTTCCCCTATTTTAATTGTTTATAGGAGAGATTGTGTCAACCAACCCTAAGTCAAACACGCCCAATTTATACCAAAAGATCAGCGAGATAACCGAGGCCGTCGGTATCATCCAAAAGGATGCCAAGGCACCCAAAGAAATGGGTGGTTACGACTTCACTTCGCATGGTTCTGTTATTGGACATTTGCGCCACGAACTAACTTCTAGAAATGTTGTAATTCGCCCGAGTGGCGAGGAACTCCTTAAGTTTCAGATCATAGAAAAGAAGAAGGTCGGATCAAACAATCAAGAGTATATTACTTATACTTTTCATTCAATCATTAAATATAAATTCACTGTCGTAGATGGCGATAATCTC